CCTTGGAGGCCATGACCACCACGTTCTTGTCGCGGTGGAAGAGGATGAGCCAGAGGGCGTAGGCGGCGGTGACTTCGGAGATGCCGAGCTGGCGGGCCTTCAGGATGACGTTGAAGCGGTTCTTGAGATAGTCCCGGATCAGGTCTTCCTGGTAGTCGAAGAGCGCAAACGGGATGAGCCCGCGGACCGGGTGCTGGATCCGGACGTACTTCTTGATGAAGTAGACCGGGTCCCGCCCGCAGCGGATGATCTCATCCCTGATTGTGTTCTTCGTCGCCAAGGTGTGATCCTTAGACGTCGAGCTCGTACATGTGCCAGGCGATGTAGTAGTACCGCTCGTTGAGCGACACCTTCTGCACCGTGTAGTCGGCCTTGTCCTTGATTTCCTTGAGCTTCAGGTCCCTCTTGGCCCGCTTCTTGAACTCCTTCTTGAGCGAGCTGACGTAGGCCTTCTGAAGCTTGTGGCAGGTGTCCTGGACCTCGGCCATGCGCTGGGGCAGGTGCATCTCGAACATCGTCACCTGGACCCGCAGAACATCCCCAAGGAAGTCCACCTTGTAGGCGCAGGAGGGGTGACGACCGTCGACCCTCTCGTCCTCGACTATCTGCTTGATCGTCTGGAAGGTCTGCATCGGCTCCCGGACGTCGTTGTACTCTGTGACTTCGAAGCTCTCGGGCTTGTTCATTTTCTTGAATGCTCCCAGATGCTTAGATGCATCTCTAGCTAAGTAGAAGACTTCAAGAAAAAAGAGCTGACTTTCGAGAAGTCTTTACGATATCTTTTCGGCGAAAGCCTTGAGCTGTTCTTCGTTGGGACGCCATCCGTCCTTCCAACGCTGCTCCCGGTGTTCGATGAACTCGATGAAGCAGTTCATGCAGACTCCGTAGTCGTAGAAAGACATCGTGGACTTGTGTCCCTTCATGGGAAGGCTGCACTGGGGACACCAGGCGGGTACGCGGAGGTTGTGATGGTCGCTCACTTGATCACCCAGAATGTAAGATGGCCCAGGTGCTGGTTGCCCCTGTCGTCCTGCAGCTGGAGCCTCGCCTGGGCGACGCCGTCAGCCGTGTTCTCGTCCACGAAGAAGACGCAGTTCATCTTCCGGCCCCACTTCTTCAGCTCGAAGCGCATGGGCTTGCCGTCGGAGTCTACCAGTGTCATTTCAGAGGAATGGCTGTTCTTGAAGTGCCGAGGAGAGAGAACCACCTTGAACTCGAAAGACCCGAGCTCAGCGTAGGTCTCTCGAAGACTGTAGACGACGAAACGATCTGAAGGCTTGGTCGGCATCTACTTCCTCTGGAAGGGTCTCCACTCGAAGGAGATCCCATAGTACTTGTCGACGGTGTTGTTCAGACCTAGCCAGACGTGCGGTCCCAGAGTGAACTGCATGAACTGGTAGTTGAGACCGAGACCGACCAGGGCGCCGACTCCGGACTGGTTCGTCCCGGCTCCCAGGTCGACGGCTACCCCGATGTGCTCGTACCACTTGGGCTGGAGCACGTATGGGTTGACGGACGTGACGGCGATGTCGATGCCGATGTTGTCTTCGGAAGAGGTGGCGTAGGTGTGCCACGCCTTGGTGCTGTCCTGTGACAGGGCCAGGGTGAGCTTGAGTGGTCTCCCCTGCGTCAGGCGTACCCATGCCTGGGGCGGATTGGTGAGCGTCCACCCGTCCACCTTGATGTAGCCGAAGTCCTCGTGGAAGTCCACCTTCTCACGACCCTTGGCGATCTCGATGGGATTGGTGGGCGGATTCTTGGGATCGATGGGAACGGGAGTCTGGGTCGCCTTCGCCAGTCCCTCGTAGTTCTTCTTCCAGGTGATCACCAGCTGAGTGGCGTCCAGAAGCTGCTGCTTGGCCTTCTTGACCTGATCCTCCAGCTCCTTGACCTGAGTGTCCCTCGAGTCCAGGGTTCCCTGGATGTTCTTGGTCTGCTCCGTCAGCTTGGTGTACAGACCCTTCTGGATCTCCAGGGTCTTGTCCTTCTCGGCCAGCTGGTTCTGGAGGGCGACGACTTGGTTGGCATGGACGTGCTGCTGCCAGGCCAGGGCGATCACCAGGGCGATGATGGCCGCCGTCATCACTCCGAAGAGTGTGAGGAGACCCTTGGTCCTGGCTTCCATCTACTTCTTCGCCGCGGCGGCGTCCGTGGCGTTCGGATCGAGCTTGACCGCCTCCACTCCCGGGACCGGATCACCGCCGTACTTCCGGTCGGTGTACCGGCGACCGACGTAGGCGCCCAGGGTGGGTGCCAGGATCGCCGCGATGGACGATCCGTCGATCGTGCCGCAGTCGAACGTCCGACCAGCGACAGCGATGGTCACTCCCGCGAGGAGGACCTTGATGAGACAGAACGCGAAGCCTACGACCGCGAGGGTCAGGATCGCGTCCTTGTTGCCCGAAGAATTTCTCAACATCCAAAACATGCTCCGTCTTCCTTTCAGACCTCGATGTGCGAGTAACCTTCCTCGTCCGTCGTGATCTCGATGATGTTGTCTACCATGTCCTTCATCGACTCGATGTGGCTGATGACAATCACGTGTTCGAATACCGTTCTTAGGTAGTCGAACATACGGCCTACAGACTCTAGATTCTTAGGATCGAGCTTCCCGAACCCCTCGTCGATGATGAACATGTTTGTCTTTGGCAGGTTCGAGATCGAGAGCAACGCGGTCCGGATGGCGACCGAGGCCAGCATCTTCTCTGCGCCACCGCCAAGCTCCAGGATGCGGGGCTTGTACTCCCCGTACTGAAGGTAGAGGCGGATGCTCTGCTCCTCGGGGTCGTGTTCGATCACCACGCCGAAGTCCGCCGAGTTCCCGAGGATCTTGTTGATCTCCTCGTTGATGACCGGCAGCTTCTGCGTCAGGATGTCGTACGCGATCCCGTCCTTGCCCATGGCCGAAATGAAGTGTTCGAAGGCCGTGCAACGGTCCTTGACGTCCTGCAGGATCGAGAGCTCGGCTTCCAGCTTCGCCAGGATGGTCTCCTGGCCGCCACGCTCGTGGTTCAGCTCGTTGAGCCGACCCTGCATCTTGGAGCCGGACCGTTCCTCCGCCTCCTTCTCTTCGACCAGCTGCCCGATCTGTTCCTCCAGCTCCTGGTTCCGGAGGAGAGAGGCCTGCGCCTCCGCTGCCCGGTCGATCTCCGCCTGGGCGTTCACCTTCTTGGCCTCGAAGTCCTTGACCTTCAGGCTCAGGTTCTCCAGCTCCAGCTTCCCGTTCTTCTGTTCGGCCAGCAACATGGCCCGACGCTGGATCTTGCTGAGCTCCTCGGTGTATTGCTTCGAGAGCGGCTCTACCTTCTTGTGCTCTTCCCGGAGGGCGGCCTCTTCCACCCGTATCTCGGCGAGGTCCTCTTCCCACGAGGGGATCTTCTTCTGGGAGTTGAAGGCGTCCACCAGGAACTTGCACTCCGGGAACTGGTCCCCGCACGGGACTTCCTTCAGGAGCGGGAGCTTCTTCTTGTGGAGCTGGAGGGTCTGCTCTGCCTTCTCACGTCGGCTCACGACCGGCTGCAGCTCGTTCCTGATGTCCAAGTAGCGGTCCGAGGCCGCCTTGAGCTCCGCCAGGTTCGTGACCTCCACGATCTTGGACAGTCTGGTCTCGTAGTCCAGCAGCTCGGCCTGCTTGGCCGAGATCTTCTCGCGGAGCAGCACCAGGCTCCCGTTGGCCGCCTTGATCTTGGCCTGCGCCTGCGCGAGCGTCTCCGGGTGTAGGTCCACCTTCACCTTTTGGGAACTGAGAGACACTACCTGGTCGTTCAGGGCCTTCTGCTGAGCCTTGGACTTCTCCATCTCCAGTTCCAGCAAGGTGATCTCACCAGAAATGGTGGCCGCCCGGGAACGGTACTTGGCGACGTGCTCCTGCACCCCGGAGTCTTCCAGGTTGCCGAGCTTGGTGTACCACTCACGGGAGTCGTCCTTCGCCTTGAGACCCTTCAGCTCGAAGATGTCCAGGTCGAGGAACTTGTAGAGGATCTTCTTCCGGTCCGTCTCCTTGCAGTTGATGATGTCCATCGTGTTGACCTGCGAGGTCAGGCTGGTCAACATGAAGTCGTCATAGTTTCCGAGACGCTGGCGGATGTTCCGCTCCGTTCCCGGACGCAGGTCGGCGTTCAGGGACTCCTTCACGCCCTGTGGATCGGTGACGTAGAAGTCGCAGGACGTCTTGCCCCACTCCTTCTCGTCCCCGTTGAACTTCATCTTACCGTACTTGACGCGGTCGATCTTCCGCTCGATGCTGTAGTTCTTGTCCTCCGCCGTGATGTCGGCAACCATGGACGCCACGTCCTTGTTGTCATTGATCATGTGGAGGTTCTTCGAGACGTTCTTCGTGACCTTGTCGTACAATGCCTCCATGATGACGTCGATGAAGGAGGACTTGCCCTTGCTGTTCTCGGCGAAGATGCCCGTCAGGCCCTTGATGTTGTTGAAGTCCACGACGTTGTTCTCGCCGTAATTGAACATGTTGGACCAGAGGATCGCGTTGAGTCGCCAGGAGATGTTCCGAGCGCACTCGTCCTCCTGCTCGAAGCTCACCTGGTACTTCCGGTTGAGCTCCAGGCAGAGCTCTATGTGCTTTTCGCCGATCCCATGGCGCTTCAGCCAGTCCCTCAGGAGCCGTTCCTGGACCGCAAGCTGACGGAGGTTCTCCGTCCCGATCATCTTCTTGCCGACTTTCGTCTGGTCCATGGCCACATGGCCAGCTGAAAGGGTGATGACGTCGTGCGGGTTGTACCGCTTCCGGACCTGGCGCTCGATCTCCTTCTGTTCCACCAGGGTGAGCTGGCGGGGAGGGCTGACTCGGATCCTAGCGTTGGCCTCCAGCTCGATCTCGGGGAGCTTCAGCTCCTCGTCGAGCTTGACCGTGTAGAACTTCCTGGCTCCGGACAGGAAGACCGGGAAGGTCTTGTGGTTGTCCTTGTCCTCGATGTCCCAGACCAGGAAACCCTTGTTGATGTCCTCACCGAAGTTCTGCTGGATGAGAGAGCCGGCGTAGCCGACCCGCTTCTCCTGGTCCATGAACTGCTGCTTGTGGATGTCTCCCATGAGCACGTAGTCCAGACCCTCGAAGATCGAGAGGTCGTGTTCCGTGTGGGTCATCCGCCAGTTCGAGTCCGTGAGACAGCGAGCGATCGACCCGTGGAACAGGCCGATGTTCGTGCGCTCCTTATACTTGGCCCACTGCTCGGGGGTCGGGTAGTTCTCTGAGTCACCGATGCCGAAGACCCAGAAGTTGAATGGGTCGTCCTCGTGCTTTAGCTGGACCTCGACGAGTCCGCTCTTCTTGTGGAGGTGGACGCGTTCGTCTCCGATGGAGTCCACGATCGGGGTGATCGCGTCCTGCCGGTCGGAGTTCATGAGGTTGAGGTCATGGTTGCCGAGGATGATGTGGTACGGCGCAATCTCGATGACCTTTCGGATGTGCTCCGAGGTCATCTCTACGAACTCCGGTGAGATCTGTGTCTTGGTGTGGGCAGTGTCTCCTGTGTTCACCACCAGGTCGGGCTTGAGTTCTTCGAGCTTCTTGTACAGGTTGTCGAACACACGACGGTAGTCCTGGTGGAACTTCAGGTTCCGGATGTGGACGTCGCTGATGTGGGCGATTCTCAAGCCATCACCCTCATCTTCAGGATATCGAGCTCATTCCTGACGAGCATGGCGGACTTCTTCCGCTCTTGAAATTCTGTCTTGGTCATGGCTCCAAGGTCCTTCTTCCCTCGGGTGCTGATGTAGCGGCACCCGATTCCGTATGAGAGGAAAAGTTCTATGTACTGCAGCTGACGCTTGAAGGCGTCCGCGTCCATGGCAAAATAGACGTCCACCCCGCTGAGGACGATCTTCCGGACGAGCGACTCCGGCAAGATGGTTCCCTGGAGGATCGTCGCGTTGTCAGATGCGACGAAGGCGTCGAACGGACCTTCAGTGACGACAACAGGTTGGGTCCAGTCGACTAGGTAGTCGTTCCAAACGATGTCCTTGCACTGGTGCATCGGATACGGCTTGTAGCGATAGGGCTCATGGTCATAGAATGTCCGGCCCACGCAGAAGTTCAGCTCGCCGTACTCGTCGAAGCTTGGGATGATGATGCGTCCCGCCATTTCCCCATTCTCACAGTAGCCCAGCTTCCACCGGAGCACGTCGGAGAGGTCCAGGCCCCTCCGCCCCATGTAGGCCATGGCCTGCTTGTAGTAGGGGCTTCTGGAGGTCACTGAGAGGGACTTGAACTCCGGTGGGAGAGCCGGAGGGTCGTACACCTTCTCCGGTACGTCGATGACCATACACCGGCGAGAACCGACGCGGGTGTCCTCCATCTCCTCGAGATATTCCTGGGAGGCCTTGGTCTTGCCACGGACCGTGAGGAGCCGATAGATGTTCCGGCCCTTGAACCCGCAGCTCCAGCAATTGAACCAGTCTGTCTTCAGGTTCACACTGAGCTGGCCCATCGGCCTATTTCGCGGATTCCCGTGTCCGATCGGAGGATCCGGACAGAAGAATACCACCTCGTCGCCCTTGACCTCTCCCTCTTGACGGAGGGCGGTCCTCAGGGCGGCGAGCTTAACTTCTTGGCGCATGCTGACAGAATTTCTTCCTGAGCAGGTAGCCCGCTCTAGCAGTAATGTAGGCGTCTGCCATATCATAGCAATATGGCTGGGGATTGTCATTCCGGTTCAGTTCGATGGGGAAGTCCTTCTCGTGAGCCCGCACCCAGTTCAGGGTGAGCTCCTTCTTGTCCCCGCCCTTGGGGATGATCAGTCCCTGGGTCTTCATGTTCGCCTTGACGGTCGACGGGTGGATCGCGCCGATGTGACCAACCCCCCGCCACTGGCACCAGATCATCCAGCACACCATGGCGTTGAACGCGGCCAGGCGCATGATGGTTCCGGCGTTCGATCCCCCGCCAGAGAAACCGGCGAGCTTGTCTTCCACGAAGTGGCAGTCGCCCTCCGGGTCCGAGTACTTGTCGAACATCTCCTCGACGAACTCTCGCACCCGATCCGCCTTGTAGTTCAGGACCGAGGCCTTGTCGTCGAACACGTCGTCCGCCTTGCGGAGGTCGCAGTGATGAGACGAGACCCACTTCCCCGCGTTGGTGAACGCGGAGAATCCGACGATAGCCGTAGACACATCCCACCCGTATATCACGGGATAAATAGTGTTCTCTGTTGGTCTAAAAGTCCATACGTAGGCGAATGAGGAGCTTGTCCTTTTCGCGCTTACGGATGGGAGAGGCGAGCTTGGCGACGGCGACGAGCTTGTGGTCCTCGTTGTAGATTCCGACCGCGGAGATCCAGGTGGTCGGAGGAGAGTTCTTCACCATGTGCTTGTTGTAAAACTGGCTCTTCGGGTCCATGTTGAGAGAGCTGAACGTCGGGTTGTTGGACCCGTTCGCCTTGCCCGCTCCGATCCTGCACTGGAAGACCTTGGTGGTCAGCTTCTCCTGGCCGGAGAACGCGATCTGGAGGGTGTCCGGGAACGCGAGGCTGGCGTCTCGACCGATGGCTCCGAAGTCGAAGAAGCTGGGGTCCGTGATGACGATCAGGCCCTCGTTGTAGAACACGTTGCCGACCTTGTTCCACCTCAGGCCGGTGAAGTTCTCTCCAGAGACCTGCCGGGTCATAGAGCCGGAGACGTACAGGCGACCATGCCCGTCGTCCTGGACCACGCGCTGGATGCCCTTGTTCATGTAGGCGTTGCAGACCATGTACACCGAACCGGTGGCGATCTGTCTGCCGTAGAACATGGACGGGACGTGGACGATCCTGAAGAAGTCCACCTCGTCATCGATTCTGGTCAGGGTCCCGATGGAGTTGGGATTGTCCACCGGCTGCCAGGTCGGTGAGACCGGGAGGGCGATGTTGAAGTTGTGGAAGTCCCCATGCAACGGGCTGGCTCCGAACCCGTAGTCGAAGGCGCCCGATCCCTGGACGTACGGGTGGGCGTGCCCCTGCGGTCCGTCGTTGAACCTGGCGTAGTGGACGAAGGTCGGATCCGAACCGGAGGTGAGGTTCACCTGGTTCCAGGTCCCAGAGACCTGCGCCTGGGTCAGGGCCCGGCTCCAGATCCTCGAGTCGTAGATGTACCCGAAGTAGGAGTTGAACGGGAAGAGGGTCGAGGCCGTGAAGGAGGATGTCCCCACGCCGGTGACCGACGAGCTGGTGATCAGCTCAGACCCCACCACGAGGAACCCCGATGCTGTCAGAGGAACCGCGAGCGTACCCGTATAGGCGTACGTACCCGCGCTACCGGTGTTGATGTAGAAGGACGCCGAGGACCCGTTGGCCACGAACAGGCAGTCTGCCCATACGCCACGTTGAAGCGCCACGGAGGAGGTCAGGATGGTCGCCCCGTCCGAGAAGGCCAGCTGGCCGGTGGAGCCGGTGATGTAGAACTTGAAGCGTCCCTTCTGGGACTGGAGGACAAAGTCGTTGCTGCCGGTCACGTGCATCGGCTTCGCCTGGACCTCCAGGGTGAAGCTTGAGCTGACCGTCGGCAGGAGGCTGCCGGAGAACGTGACGAACGATCCTGTGCGGGGAAGGGTCTGCCAGAAGAACAACGAGTAGAAGTCGTAGGACCCCGTGAAGTACTGGCTGTTGACCCGCGAGTAGTAGTCGAAGAGTCCGACGACCGGGTTGAAGTGCTCTTGGTACCAGTCGTCGCTGGTGATCAGGAAGTCTGCCGCGCCAGCGACCCCTCCGACGTCCGTGTTGCGGGCCTTGACGAAGTGGACGGAGCCGGTGGACGGGTAGCTGCCGGAGACGAAGATGACCTTGTCGATCGAGTTGGTGTCGACCGGGTCGAGGGGGTAGAGGTTGATGCCGGAGGGAGCGCCGTTGTAGACGTCAGTACGGGCGCGCACGCCTTCGTACAGGCTCAGTGAGCTGGACGGTCCGATGTTGCCGTGCCAGCCCGCCGAGCCCGAAGCAAGGACGATCCTGGGGGTGGTTGTTACGACCGCCCAAAGGATGTCCTTCTCTTCGAACTTGAAGTAGACGCTCACCCGGGAGCCCTCCCGGGCTTAATAGTCCAGCCGGATGCGGAAGATGCCCTCGTTGTCCGGGGACTTCGTGATGGGCTTGTTGACCTTCGCCGCCGCCAGCAGGTTGTCGTTCGAGTCGTACAGACCGATCGTCGTGATGTACGTCCTGGTCTGCAGGATGTTCGAACCCGACGTGACTCGGATACGCTGGTTGTCGTCCACGAAGGTGGGGTTGGAGGAGTAGTTGAACTCCGTGTTCTCTGCGCGGCAGAAGTACGCCGTGCTGAACAGGTTGGTCTGGTTGTGGAAGTTGATCTTGTCGATCACCTTGCGGAACCCGTCGACCAGCTGGTTGATCGAGGACGACGCCTCGGCCTGGTTCAGGTTGACGGTGCCGGACCACGTCTGCGACGCCGGGTAGGTGCCGTCCGGGATGATGATGACGCCGGCGTTGTACCACACCTGGCCGACTTCGGAGCCGGTGGCGTTGTACTTCAGCGGGGCGTAGTCTCCGCCCGGTCCCTGCTTGAAGCTGGTGGCCGCGCCGTCGTCCGAGCCGGAGAACTGTCCGGGGACGGCGGTCGTGTTGAACACCAGCGAGGTCGCGCCCTTCTTGATCTCGTCCTTCGAGATGTTGCGCTTCACCATGATGAAGAAGCACTCGGGCTGGGTCGTGTTGTTGATGACGAACTGCGCGTTCGGATCACCGAGCAGCGTGCTGGCCATCATGCGGTAGATCTTGATCTTCTCGTTCTGGGACGAAGAGACCGTGACCGGCAAGTTGAACAGCGAGCTGGTGTGGTAGCCGTACGTGAAGTCCATCAGGGCGGTGGACAGCGACGAGGTCGGGCTGGAGTCGTAGACCGACTCCCAGTACCCGCCGAGGTCTGTTCCCGCCGAGGCGGACGCGATGTTCGTGAAGAACTTCACGTTTAGGTCGTTGGCATAGATCGACGACGAGACCGAGACCACCTCGTTGATTGCCGAGATGACGGAGGCGACGTCGTGTGCCAGATCGAATGTCTTAAAGCTCACTGGGTCTTCTCCTTACGAAGTCGCGAACTCGACCACCGAGACCGGGACTCGGACCGAGAGGCCCGACTGCTGTCCGGTGACGACGACCGTGGTGTTGATGGTTCGGGGCTTCGCGACCTGGGCGCCGACCATCGTGTCGAAGATCTCGGTGGTCAGAGTCTGGACACGGAGGTTGAACGTGCACTGGGTGCCGCCGGCGGCGGTCTGGATCCCCGAGTCGGCCGGAACGATGTACTTCGCCGTGCCGAAGGGAGTGATCGAGACCGGGATCTGGTCGGAGACGAAGATGATGTCGTTGTCCAGCTCCACGGAGTAGTTCACGTCCACGATCTCGGCCGGGAGGATCGTCTGGCTTCGGGCGATCTGCTGACTGACGATGACCGAGACGCCACCGCCGACCGAGTCCGTCTGCTCCTTGAGGGTGACGGAAGACGGCTTCGACTGCATCTCGGGGAGGTACTGGAGCCGGGCGTTCCGGATGGTCACCAGCGGGTACTTCAGAGCGAAGTTCTCGTTGGTGAATGCCTCGAAGACGGGGGTGTCCAAGATCTTACGATCCTTGGAATCCGAGCCGGTCAGCTCGTTCCAGAAGCGGTAGTCGATCTCGTCATCTCCGCACCTCCAACGCACGATCGCGAAGCTGCCGTCGTTTCGGGCAAGCTTCTCTCGACCGAGGTCTGTGAGGACCGCGTCGATGAAGATCTCTCCACTGTTGTCCTGAAATCCCATCTCTTTTTCTCCTAGGGCTGAGATTAAGTATTCTTCTCAGCCCAAAATCGACTAAGACTACTTGATACCCTGCGGCATAAACACCTTCTTCGCCGTAGCCTTCAGGGACGAAGCGGTCTTCGGAAGGTTCTGGTTCGGGATCCAGTCCCGGAAGACTGGCGGCGGGGTCGGGTTCTTGCCCACCGGCTGCGGTCTGGCGGTCGGCATCTTCATGGAAGGTACCACCACCGCCACCTTCTGGTTCTCTACCCGGGTCTTCTGGTTGTTGTAGACCAGCTGGATCGGGTAGGTCTTGATCTCCCCCGTGTCCAGAGACTCCAGACGTACGTAGTACTGCGAGTTGTCCAGGGCGATGTT